TAAAGACAATTGAGTTTATGCGGTTTGAGAGCATTTTGACCCCTTGACTTTTAATCAAGTTGTCCGGGGTTCGAATCCCCGCACGCTCACTTTAAAAAGCACGGTTTCCAAATGGCTAAATACCGTGCTTTTCTTGTATTTATGCGGTTTTTAAGGGTATGACCTGTCTAAAAATCATACTCTTAAAAGTAATCGAAAGTATCTAAAGCTTAGGGAAGTATTTGTTCCATGCGTGTTCCATGTTCCATCTGTATTCCAGAAATCTAAGATACCATTTCATTTAGTTGTTCCATTTTTCGTTCCATAGGTTGTTCCACTTTTTGTTCCAAATTTAAAGCATCATTTACAGCGGATATGCTATCTTCTTTTTCTAACATTAAGTGATTATATACTTCCAGAACGACCTTTTCAGAATCTCCTACAAGCCTTGCAATCATCTTTATGCTAATCTTAGGGAACTGGTAGCATAAGTTTGTGCAGTAATTGTGGCGGAAGATGTGGCTTGTTAAATCCTCAATAGGACTTTCGCTGACCGCCTGCATTGCTTTTATGATTCTACCCCACATCCTGCGGAAACCGGATTTTGTCATAGGCTTGTAATCACGATTTATGAATAAGTATTTCCTACCATCTTTTCTAAGTTGTTTTATGTAACTAGAGATTGTATCGAATACGTTATCTGGTAACGGTAACGTTCTTTCTCCGTTCTGTATGTTTTTTACTGTTTTTTTCTTTGGTATGTTGTCTGATATGTCGTGTGATTTGTCGATAGATACTGTATGTGCTTCTAGGTCAAAGTCTGCTTCTGTTAGTGCTAAGGCTTCTCCACACCGCAATCCACAGCCGTAAATGATATAGACATATATTTTATCCATTAAATTAAAATCTGCCTTAAAAACGGCTCTCTGTTCGTCTGGTGTCAAAGGACGTTTTTCTTTCGCTTTGTAATTTATAGATTCAAAGTTGTCAAATATATCTGCAAATGATTGTGCGGAATAAATGCGATCACAAACAGCAGAGTGTAGGACCTGCTTAAATGTCATAACTATTTGTTGTTGTGTCCGTGACTTGCCTTTAGCACCGTTCAGAATCAATTGTAAGTGGCTTCGCTGTACATCTTGTAGCTTAACGTATTTAATGCTGTCAAAATGGACGTTAATTACATTGTCGTACATTTTATTTGTGTTGTTAGCTCTGTTAGATTCTTTATATAAGACTTTCCATTGTCTGGCATAATCAATAAATAGTATATCGGTGTCAACCATTGCTTGCCGTTGGTCTCTTAGTTGCTCAAATTCCTTTACTTTCTTTTCGAGGTCCTTAGAGCTTTTAGCGGACCGCAGGTGTTTATATCTCTTCTTTCCATTATCCTTGTATGTGCCATCCCACACGTTGGTAGAATAGTAACCATCTTTACCTTTTTTGAATTTAGCTGTTGCCATTGTATCACTCCTTTTTTAATAATCAAAATCACAAAATGGGTACAAAAATAACAGCCATGCAAGAGTGGATTTTTAAAGCATTGCAAAATAACGTGGGTGTGTTACAATACAAATGAACTTTCTATAAAATTATCAACGTAAAGAAGCTGCCGTGTTTTTTCTCAAGCGTTCACGGTGGCTTTTTTGCGTTCTTGCATAACTGATGTAGTCATGATACAATATAGGTGTTTGGCTGTACTATCTTGTATGATAACTACCTTGTATTTATATTAGATAGTGCTTAGGACTGTACCTATTTGGACGTGGGTACGGTCCTTTTTATTGTTTAAAAGTCATATTTTGTCCAGTAACCATTGTTACTATAAGTGAAAGATGCAACGTTATTTGGAATTAAAAATGCTGCATACATCTTACTGCTACCACCGTTATATAATTTAATTTCTGAACGGTCGTATTCCCAATCAATATAAAGGGCAGATACGCCACCTAAGTTTTGTGTGGCTGATGAATTATAGAAACAATATGGATTCAATATATCAGAACCATCTAAAAAATACTTGTCATATCCACTGATCGCAGATACATCAAACGTGAAAAGCACAAGGTTTGTGTTAGGGTTGTTAGATAGTTCTTCCTGTTCAAATTCTCCCCATTTCCCGAATGATTTCAATAAATTTATAGCATCGTTTCCTTTGCGTACTTCGTTTAATTTAAAATAATATACAGAACCATAATTATTTATCGTAACACCGTTTCTTGGGTTATAAGGATTTGTTCTACTACCTAAAGGATTAGCAGGAACTGTTGTGGTTGGTTTTGTTATATTCTGAGTTTTCTTTTTATTCTTCACAGTTACTTTGCATTTATATTTTTTCTTTCCAATCTTTGCTGTGATAGTAGCACGTCCTGCCTTTTTAGCAACGACTTTTCCTTTTTTAGAAACTGTTGCAACTGATTTTTTACTACTTGACCATTTAGGTTTTTTCTTTGTGCCTTTTACCTTTAATGTTTTGGATTGCCTAACAGTAAGTGTAATTTTTGAGTTAGAAATCTTAATTTTAGATTTTGCTTTTACTGTATTTAAATTTCCAAAAACGCCCAGTGTGACAGCAAGTAAAAACACAGTTAATAATTTACATGATTTTTTCATGATACTCCTCCTTTTGTTAATGTATAACAAGCAACGTGACAACCACAATCGCAGACAAATCGCAGGCAAGAAACCACGTATTTATGCAGTTTTCAAGACTTTTTGCATAGTTGCATCACAGGCAAATCGCAGGCAAATCGCAGGCAAACATCAATCAACTATGCATTTCCTTTTTTAAAAGTCCAAGAAACCATGGTTTTATGCGGTTTTCAGTACCATGCAAAAAGTTTTTTAAATTTGTGATTGACAAAACAATGTTTTTAGTGTATTTTTATTTTCTTTTATATAAATATATAGTATCTAAAGACTATAGTTATATATAACCTATATAGTATTATAATAATTAATATTTATATTTAATTAAAAAGAAAAAAATAAAACAAAAAAAGAAAAAGTTTAGAGCTGTTTAAATGCAATTAGCTGTGGGGTGTATCCTGTCAGCATTGCAAGTTGCTCTTTTGTATAATCTTTGTGATCAAGTATCACTTCATCGGGTATCAAAAGTTCCGAAGCAAATGTCTGTGCTTCTTGTTCGATAGAGTTCTCATAACAGTTCTTGCCGAATGAGAAGAAATAAAAATCTTCTTTGTGCAGTACTGCATGACCTAACTCATGAGCTAAGACTTCGTGATACTTTTTTTCGTTGTCTAATAATTTTTCGTTTATGTAAATAAAATCTCTTTCGTGAATCTTTAAATAGCAACCAGATATTTTTTTTAAGTCCCCGATCTGGATGATTATGTCTAATTCTTTTGCAAGCCTAACGGGGTTTCTGGTTTCGTATTTTTTAATCAAATTGTATACAATAGATTTAATTTGATTATGATTCATACATTCATATCCTTTCTTCACTTATTTTTCTGTTTAAGATATATAAGTGACATTTCATATTGAGCTAATATTGCGTCAAGAGATTCATCATCAAGTTTTTCCCCATCGTAGTAGATAGGGTGTCTAGTCCTGTTTTTAAGTAAATCTCTCATTCTTTCCAGTTCGTCTTTGATGTCTATTACACTGTTATCTTTTTCTTTTTTATCCTCCTCCTTTCCTGTCATTAGGTACTCAACAGACACACCGAAGAAGTCAGCGAGCTTTTGCAATCTCTCAACTTTTGGGGTACTGTTTTTCCATTTTGAAATTGAACCATTAGAAAAACCTAGTTGTTTTTCAAGCTTTCCTTGTGATAATCCTTTTGACTTCCTAAGGCTTTCAATTCGCTCATAAATAGTCATAGAATCTCCTTTCTAAAAATTACAGAACTTTTTCTGTAAAAACGCTTGACAAACTAGAAAGTTTTCTGTATAGTAAAAGCATAGCACAGAAAACTTTCAGTAAAAACAGAAAGCGATCACAGAAAAAAATCTGTATTTTATGTGGTAATTTAATATTAGAATATTTTCTGCAAAAAGTCAATGGAAATACTGAATATTTTCTAAGAAATAAAGAAAGGAGAGCAAGGAATTGTATATTTATGACAAAATTAAAAAGATTTGCGAAGAAAAAGGTATGTCAATTACCTACGTTGAGAAAAAAGCAGAACTTGGGAATGGTTTAATTTCTAAATGGAATGACAGTGTACCGAGTGTTGCAAATTTGAAAAAGGTAGCAAATATCTTAGAGGTTACCGTTGATGAGTTGATAGGAGATGAGGACAAGCAGTGAAGAAAAAGAAAATGAGAAAGCTATCAAGGACAGCATGAACAACACAGGAAAGAAGCTTAGAAGATAGCAGAAAAGAGGGTGTATATGAATTTTGATGATTTGTTCTATTACCTAAATTACGGCAGAACGAGAAAACAAAAAAAGAGAGACTTAATGTTTTTAAGAACTCTCTTCTTCATACAGCTTATTACTGTGATTATTGCAGTGATAGTAATTGCTATTTGTATATGGATACTATTAGCGAAATAAGAGCAATGATAACAGAAATAACAGACAAAACAGTGTTGAAAATCACAATACCTTTTGTCCAGAACCATTCTTTACGAATTGCTTTGATAAGCTGTTTATCATTTTCTAAAAATTTTAAAATTTCATCTTGAACCTTTTGATTTTTGGAATAGTCAGAAGATTTCATTTTATCAATGGTTTCTTCATCTGGTTTATCAAGATGCGGTAAAGGATTTTTAGACATAGTATACCTCCTAAGGAGATTATAACACAGAAAGGAGTACAGAAATGTATATTCCACCATTTCAATTAGGAATATTTGTAGGAGCTGTAGGAGTAATTGCACTTGAAATCACAGCTGTATTAATCGACAACTACAGAAGTAAAAAGAGGAGAGAAGCACGAAAGAAATAAAAATGCCCCATGCGGTAATGGAACTACCACACAGGGCGAATGTAACCACTAACCATAGCTTAGCGGTAAGGAAATTATAACACAATTTTTTTAACACCGCAAGAAAGAGGCGCGGAATGGAAGATAAGACAAAGCAGTGGAAAGACTTAGAAGAATACTTTGCAACAGAGGTAATTGAGCAAAGTAAACGGACAGCAAAAAGATGGTTTGCAATCTGGTTAATTACATTCATTGCATTGGTTACGACAAATACAGTGTGGATATATGTGTTCAACTCATATGAATACGTTCAGCAGGACGGAAACGGAGTTAACAACTATCACACCGATATTGATGGAGACTTAGAGAATGGGACAAAGAATTAAAGCTAAGAAGAACGGCAAATACAAGAAAGTGGCGTTCAGACAGGCAGGAATGAAGAAAAGAGGATACTACCGCAGGAAGAAGCGGAGAAAGTGAGGCAAAGTTGGAAAAAACAAAGTATGCAAGCAATGATACAGAAGTACTAAAAAACAGATTACTAGTGACGGATGAAGAGTTACGTTGTGTGTTAGGGGTTGGAAGAAAAACCGCTAAAGCAATAGCACAACAGGCGGACGCAGTCGTCAGAGTTAACGGCAGAAAGTTAAATTCGATGGAAAAAATCAGACAGTACATTGATACAGTAGCAGGAAAGTAAGAGAAAGGAGTAAAGATGGAATACCCGAAAGCAGTCATGAAGATGGGAGAACTTGTTAAGATGGGGTTCCCGAGGTCGTTTCTGGATGAAGCTTATCGGGAACGTGGACAAGACTTTGCACAAAAAGGTGCTAAGAAAAATTCTCCAATCTTCTTTGACACTGAGTTATTTGAGAAATGGAGAGCAAGGAAACAAAGAGAAGAAAACAGAGCATTGAGAGGAGAAATGATATGAGAACAGGAACAGCAATTATGGTTTTAGGACTTGCTTTAACAGGTCTAGGAATCACACCGTTTGTATTCATGGCAGTCTGTACAATCGCAGGTCTGGCAGAAATCGAAATGGAGCGTAAAGGATGGAAATAAAAAAAGCACCCAGACGTGCAGGTCTAAAGTGCTTAACAGTTTGAAAAAATGTAATTTTGTATAAATACATATAAACCGATTATAACAGGAAAAGGAGAATGTGACAATGATTATTACAAAAAAAGAGTTTAAAGATGCAGTTAAAAATATTATCGTTGATGCAATTAAATCAACTAACAACACGATGTTTACAAAAGAAGAAAACAAAGAAGCAGATAGAAATATCGCAACAGCAATGACAGACTTCTATAGCAGAATGATTACAAAACTTTTCGCAGGCAGAGAAGAATGGGAAGCTAACAAAGAAGAGTTAAGTGACAGTATGAATCAATGTAGTGATGAAAGAATGCAGGAACATCCTAGTTTTACAACGGCACTGGAAAATATTGCGTGTATAACAAGTGTAGGAGAGCTGTTACGCACGATTGCAGGAAATGAGGAAGAAGAAACACAAGAACCACAGGAAAAGGAATTTGATGTAGAAGAGATTCTGAAAGAAGCAGGGAGTGAGCAGAAATGATTATCACAGGATACACAAATGAATCTGGGACAGTAATCCCAGAAGAAGATGCAACAGAATATATCTGGAAGCAGGCAAGAAACAACGAAGAGGATAAAACATGGCTACTAGAGTATATGTGGGACGTGTTTACAGGAAATCCAAAATTCAAAAAGGAATTAGAGGAACTAAAAGAAGCTCGTTTTGATGATGTATGCAGTGTGAAAGAGTGTGACGAGCAGGGAAACGTCATTCCGTATAACGGAGAATATGAACCAGAGGGGAGATAGAAAGATATGACAATACATGAAAAAATGATGAAGATTCAGACAACATTGAAAGCACCAAAAAATCTAAGGAACTCATTCGGTGGGTATATGTACCGCAACGCAGAGGGAATCTTAGAAGCTGTGAAACCACTTCTGGAAGAACAGAAGCTTGCAATGTACATAACGGACGATGTAATAGCGGTTGGCGATCGTGTCTATGTAAAAGCAACGGTAAAGGTGCAGGACATTGAAACAGAAGCAAGTGTAGTAACAACAGCACTTGCAAGAGAAGCACTTAATAAAAAAGGAATGGATGATTCTCAGATAACAGGAACGGCATCATCTTATGCACGTAAGTATGCCTTAAATGGAATCTTCTTACTGGATGATACAAAAGATGCTGATACGGACGAAAATCAAAAAGAACGCAAAGCAAGAGCGGACAAGCAGACAGATGATAACAACGCAGAAGCAATAAGAGGTATGAAGATTTCAAAAATCAAACAGGACACACTTTTGAGTCTGTGTGATGAAATGGCATTTGATATTAACAAGATTCTTGCATCTTATCATCACAAATCCATTTCAGAAATTACAGAGGGAGAATATCAGTACATTGTAGCCAACAAAGACAAGGCTAACGTAAGAAAGATTTGGAGCTGATTAGATGGAAACTAAAGCCAAAATTCATGATATATCCATTGATTTTGAAAGCGGTAAGCAGGTTATTTCCCTTGTGTGTGAAAAAGACATACGAGGGGAATATGACCGACTGAAAGATAAAGAATGTCGGCTTAAGGTTGTTCAGTACCGTGAGGGCAGGAGTTTAGATGCCAATGCATACTTTCATGTATTGGTTGGAAAAATCGCAGAAGTAACGGACAACAGCCAGGTATACATAAAGAACAAACTCATAGCAGAGTACGGACAGCATGAGATTATAAACGGTTCTCTTGTATCACTTCCGTTGGATAACGATATAGAAGTGTATGACCTTGAATTTTGCCATCTACAGCCGACAACCCAGACAACTACCAATAAGGCAGGAAAGCTATTCAGAATCAATCTGGTAATGCGTGGGAGTCATACATACGACACAAAGGAAATGTCTGAACTGATAAAAGGAACTGTTGCAGAAGCAAAAGAGCTTGGAATTGAGACAGCAACACCGCAGGAGATAAAAGAAATGGAAGAAAGGTGGAGAGTAAAACTTGAAAAAGCTAACTAGTGTATTTACAGAAAATATGGACTGTTGCATTTACACAGGTTCTTACATAGTGGAAAGACATCATATTTTCGGTGGTTCTAATAGGAAGAAAAGTGAAAAATATGGATTTGTCGTACCACTAAGACCAGACTTTCATCCGAACGGTGTACATTTTAACAGAAAAAATGGAGACATAGATACAAAGCTTAAGACGATGGCTCAAACATATTATGAAGAGCATATCGGTAGCAGGGAAGAGTTCAGAAAGGAGTTTGGGAAATCATGGCTGTAACATACACAATCCAAGGAAGACTTGACGGACTTAACACTTTTATTTATGCAAACAGGACCAATCCCTACAAAGGTGCCAGATGCAAAAAAAACAATCAAAAAATTTGCAAGGCATACATACCACAATGGCTAAAGAAAAAGCACATAAAATTTCCAGTGATTCTGGAAATTAAGTGGTATGAAAAGAATAAAAGACGTGATCCAGACAATGTCTTTTCGGCTATTAAGTACATATTAGATAGCTTGGTAGAAGCAGGAGTGTTCCCAAACGATGGTCAGAAACAGGTAGAGGGTATCGTTAACTGGATAAAGGTCGATGCAAAGAATCCAAGAATCGAGATAACAATCTACGAAAACGGAGACAAATATTAAACAGGAGGGCAATGATGCAAATAAACATAAATACAGACTGGGAATGGTATGAAAACACAAATGTATTTAGATTGTTTTATCATTGCCTACTACATACAAATTTAGAGGACAAGCGGTACTGCGGAAAAGAGATAAAGGCAGGACAATTTGTATCTTCGATAACAAGAATCAGTGCAGAGACAGGATTGACAGAATCGCAGGTCCGAACAGCACTAAAGAAACTAAAGGACACTGGGTACATATACACAAAAAGCACAAATAAATACACGATATACACAGTAAATGAGTACCAGAAGTACATAGATTGTGGACAAGTTGCAGAAACGACTACTGAGGAAAACAAGGTAGTTGAAAATGGAACGAAAATGGAACAAACAGTGGAACGAAAAATAGAACAAACCGAGGAAAATGTAAAGGAAACTTGCGAGAAATCAAAAGAAAATTGCGAAAAGTCAAACAAAAAAGCATTCATTGATTGCTTTGAAAGACTCTGGAAACAGTACCCGAATAAACGTGGTAAGGGGCAGGTATCCGATACAAAGAAAAAAGTGTTGTACCAGATAGGAGAGGAACACATACAAAGGGCATTGAAACGGTATCTGGATGGATTAGAAAAGGATGCTTCGTGGAGAAAGCCACAGAACGGTTCAACATTCTTTAATTCGGGTTACGTGGACTACCTTGACGAGAACTACGAGAAACCATCAGAGCCACAGCAACAGCGAAATCCTGCAAGTGTTTTAGCCTGCGAGAGAGACTATGACTTTGATAATTTAGAGCAACAGCTATTAGAAAAGCAGTTTGGAGGGAATACATAATGAAACAGATTGAACAGACAATTAATAGTTTAGAAGTAGCAGAAATGGTAGGAAAAGATCATAAAAATTTGATTAGAGATATTCGCACATATTGCGATGGAATTTCACAGCTCAGTTTTGAGCCGTCAGATTATTTTATAGAATCTACATATAAAAATGAGAGGGGCAAAGAATATCCTTGTTATAACGTAACTAAAAAGGGTTGTGAATTTGTTGCTCATAAATTAAAAGGAATTAAGGGCACAGAGTTTACAGTAAAGTATATTAATAAATTCCACGAAATGGAGCAGGTTATTACAGACCATATCCCACATGGGAAAGAATTACTAGCACTGGCAGTTTTAGAAGCTCAGAAAACAATAGAAGATTTACAAGCGAGTAATACAGCATTGATTAAAGATAACGAAAGGATGAAGCCGAAAGAAATTTTTGCTGATGCTGTAACAGCAAGTAAAGATTCAATTTTGGTTGGGGACTTTTCAAAAATTCTTAAGCAAAAGGGAATTGACATTGGACAAAACAGACTATTCCAAAAATTTAGAGATCAAGGATATTTGATCTCACGTAAAGGGCAAAGTTGGAATATGCCAACGCAAAGAAGTATGGAAATGGGACTTTTTGAAATTGAAGAAAGAACTATCACAAATCCAGACGGAACAGTAAAAATTAGAAAGACAACAAAAGTAACAGGCAAAGGGCAACAGTACTTTATCAACAAATTTCTTTCACAAAAAGAAATCAATACACAATTAACGATACAAGAGGTGTGATATGGGGTATAAGAAATTCACAACAGAATTTAAAAGAAAAGTTGTTGCGGAAAGTAACGCAAGACATGAGGTAAAGAGCGTTGCGAAAGAATATGGCATTGATTCATCCACCCTCTTTAAATGGAAAAAACAGAACTTAGATGAAAACAAAGAAGAAAACGCCCCATATTCTCGTGAATACATAAAAATGGTAGTAAAGACAAGACTGACAAAAAACAATACGTCAAAATCTTGCTCACAAATGTTTAAGATTCCAGAGTATTTGATTACATTTTGGACAGAAAAATTTGGGAATGAAGTAAGAAAAGAAATTGAAGCAGAACAGCAACGTAACAAAAGAAAACCTAGAGGTATTCATGTTACATCCAGTGCTGTCTACTGGAAATAAAAACTAAATAATACTTTTCTGGTTTGATTCTCTGCCTAAGTAACTGTAAATAATGTTTTTTTGTATTTTCAGATTCTTCCATTTTTCATTTTTTATTAGGCAGAGACTCAAGCCAGAAAAGGCTTGTTGCACAGGATTTTTGTATACCACACGACAACTAAATAAAAGAATCCTAGCAACGCATAAGTACAATATAGCTATTGTATAAGTCATGATTTCCCCTGCTATTAACGGCAGGGGAGAGAATGGACAGTAAAGGAGTGGAGAAAATGGGAATTAAAAATCTAACAGAAGCAGAGGAAAAAGAGTTTTACAGACTTGTTGAGAAGATGAATTGGAAAGAACCAGACAAGAAACAGGATGCAAAGGTAAAGAAACCACAGTATGGGGATACGGTTTATTACATTGATTATATTGGAAGAATCAGAAAAAGGACATGGATTAACGATGAATACGCTCTTGATATGTGGGAATTAGGAAACATCTTTTTCACAAAAAAAGAAGCGGAATTTGCAAGAGAGAAAAGAAAAGTAGAAGTTGAACTTGAACGGTATGCAAAGGAACACAATGGTCCGATACGCAGTGATAGTTTTTACCTTTTATATAACAATGAAGATGATGGAAAACTTGATTATGATGTGTGGAGCGTTTGTAAACCACAGGGAGGGGTGCAGTTTACATCAAAACAACTTGTATTTGACGCAATCGAAGCAGTAGGAAAAGAAAGAATACTCAAGTACATCTTTGGGGTAGAAAGTGAGGGAGAATAAATGGACTTAGAACAAAAAGCAATAGAAAGAATCAAAACAGCATCAGAAATGAGTCTTGAGTATTACAAACAACCACTTATCTGTACATACAGCGGTGGCAAGGACTCAGATGTATTGTTAGAACTATTCAAACGTTCTGGAGTTCCTTTTGAAGTACAGCACAGTCACACCACAGCGGATGCACCACAAACAGTGTGGCACGTCCGTGACAATTTCAAGAAATTGGAAGAGGGGGGGATAAAGTGCAGTATTAACTATCCAAGGAATCCAGACGGAACCAGAATCACAATGTGGAATCTAATTCCTGAGAAACTTATGCCACCTACACGGCTTGTAAGATATTGTTGTCAAGAACTTAAGGAAAACAATGCCAATGGAAGATATATTGCAACAGGTGTTAGATGGGACGAAAGCACAAAACGAAAAAATATGTGGGATGAGTTCGAAAGAATCGGAAGTAGTAAAAAGACAGCAGAAAAATTCAATACAGTAATGCTTAGCAATGATAATGATTCCAAAAGAAGAATCACGGAATTGTGCATGCAGAAAGCAAAAATGACCGTAAATCCTATTGTGGACTGGAAAGAGAAAGATATATGGAATTACATAGATCAAGAACATATATGCACTAATGAACTGTATCAATGCGGATATAAAAGGGTTGGATGTATCGGTTGCCCAATGGCAGGAAGAAAAGGAAGATTAAAGGAATTTTACGATTTTCCAACATTCAAGCTAAATTATATCAGAGCATTTGACAGGATGTTAGAAGCAAGAAAAACAAAGAATCTTCCTACACAGTGGGAATCTGGAGAAGAAGTATTCCTGTGGTGGATAGAAGATAAGAATGTTGCAGGGCAAAGAGAATTTAAGGTAGCAGAAAACGGACAACTTATGTGGTAAAGGAGAAAGAATATGGACGTTATCAAACAAATAGATTACATGATCGCTTGCCTAGAGATGGCAAAAGAAGAATATCAGTATAAGAAAAGTTATGAAACAAAGAAAAAAGCAAGAGAGGACAACGACTGGAACTGGTATGAGAAAAACAGGACACCGAACAATGCACTTATCAAAGAGAATCTTAGAAATGTTGGTAGAACAGGATTCAAGCTTGCGAAAGATTTAGAGGTGGGAGAATGATATTAAAAATCATACTTGTTATCATAGGTATTTTCTTAGGACTGGTGGGCAGTGGTTTCTGCCAGTCTGCTAAAGCAAGAGATACGATCACAATTACATTAGAAGATTATGAACACATCGGTGCTGTATTTAACAGCTTGCCGATAAGAGAACGACATAAGAACTTAAAAAAGCAGGACGTTGCGTTATATAGATGCCCTAAGTGTGGAAACTACATAGCAGAATGGACAGAAGTTTGTGAGTGTGGGAATCGGCTAGACTGGGGAGAAAGTGAGGACTTACATGTTAATAATGACAAAAGATAGAGAGATTCTGAATCTTGATAATGTTCTTGAAATTCGGGCAAACGAAGAAAATGTAGAATGTGAGCTAATGAATGGATATATTTACACAATACAATCATTCAAAACACATAAAAAAGCAGAAGATGCATTAGACAAGATACTTAGCCAATATGACAGAGGACAAAGGGTTATCAAGCTATAAAGGAGTGTTATAAATGTTAGTGCTTACACAAAGCCAACAGATGGTTATTAATGTTGAATATGTAGATTGCATGTTTATTGGAAAAGAAATAATAGAGAAAAAAGAAAAATATGGTTTATATTGCATTATGGCTACGGACCAAGAAAAAGTCGCTATTGCATATTATGAAACAAAGAAAAAAGCAATGGAAGAACTCAAAATGATGCTGAATTGTTGGAAACACAAGCAAGATATATATTTTATCAGACAAGAAAAGGCGGTGTTATAATGGGAAGCAATTTCTTTAACAACAGACAGTTACCCGCACAACAACGTAGGGTTAAGAATCGCAGGGATGCAGATAAACTAATACATAGCAGTTACACAGCATTTCTTTTATTGGGCACGATGGCACTACACGACCAATTTGGATTTGGTAGTGCCAGACTTGGGAAATGGATTGATAAAATGAACGAACTAAAGGAATGTTACGAAAAAGGTCTTGTCACTGTGCAGGACCTGCAATCCATGATTAAGAATGAAACAGGAATCGAGATCAAGTTTTAGGAGTGATTATATGAAATGTGCTTGTATGGGATGCACAGAAGCAACCGGCAGGAGTTGGGATTGCCACACTAGATGTGATGGTTACAAAGAGTTTCAAGCAAAAAACGAGGAAGAGAAGAACGTTATCAAAAAGAAAAATCCTTACTATAAGTCGTTATCAAAAGAAAAGTTTATGAAACGGAATGCTTTAAACAGGAACAGGAGGGGAAGAAAATGATTAGTACAGCTAAAGCAATAAAGAAAACCAGAGAAGCACAAGGAATGACACAAAAAGAACTTGCTGAAAGATGCGGTTATACAGTCACTGATATTAAAGCATATGAACTTGGGGAAAAAGAACCAAAACACATTAATCTTATGACTATAGCAGGAACATTGGGTGTTACGATGTATGAGATGTTTGAAAGAATGGAAGAGATTGAAGAACCAGAGAATCTAAATCTTGATGTTATCAGAAACGCACTGAGTGCCCGTAAAGCTATTGTAGAAACACCATTGGACAAAATAACAGTGATGGCATTTGAAGAGCTTATACAGTACAAAGAAACAGAATTAACACCCAATCAAATCAATGGGATGAAAAAAAGACAAGAAAAAATTGATCTCATGGCGACTGAATATGATAATATTTGCGAGAAATACGACAAACTATACGGAAAGGAGCAAATGTGATGTATCAGCAAGAAAAAGAAACACGATTAGATATTGATGATGTCAGAAATGCATTAGAAGCTTATGAAGCTAATATTGTAACACCGTTGGACCGTGTTATAGTGAAAGCATTAAAAGAGCTTATAGAGTACAAAGATATAGGACTAATACCGCAGGCAATAAAAGATATGGATAAGATGTATTTAGAAAAGTGCCAACAGGTTAACAGGCTAACGTGTACCTGCGAAATGTACGAAAGGATGGCTAAAAAGTGAGCAATATATTATTTATAGTGATGTATGGTATTGCAGAAACATCACTGGTACTATGTGGAGCAACAACGGCTATATATTTATTAATTTTTTGTGTTGATCTGGTAGTAAATTGTACATTACAGGAATTTAAAAATGATAAAAATACACAAAAAGTTTTAAAAATTGCAATGTTATCATCTTATGTATGTGTGTTATCAACTGTATTTTGTGCGATAATTGCAGGATTTAAAGGAGTTTAAAATGAATAAACAGTAACTTTAGAAGTTTGGGCACGATCATTTGGCTAGGTCGTGCTTTTTTCATATCAATGATAATAAAGATGGCAATTATTTGCCATCCGTCTTTGGTTTTTTATTGAATTTTTCCCATCTTTCTGGATATACTTCTTGAAACCATTCAAGAAAATCTCCAAAGAGAGCATCTTCGGCTTCTTTTCTTACTGCGGCTGCATCTTCTATATTATGATATCTTCCTAAATGGTATGTTTTGCCTTTAAATACTATTGTAGCAGCCCATTTTCGCCGATTTTTGTCCCAACTAACACCACGAACTCCAGATGTGTTATTCCGTAACATTTTTCTAGGCTTGATTGATATAATGGATGTATTTTCTATATATCCTTGTTCACATGTTTCCGCAGCCTTTTTGAGGTTTTCTCTGGCACTTCTTTGATGTGAGCAACCACAAGACATTTGTTTGTAAAACAGTCCGGCAGGAACTAAGTAGTGCTTTCCACAAGAACATTCACACTCCCATTTATACCGATTTCCAACTCTTATTTGCTTAATTGCTTTACAACCATAATCGTTAATTTTACCAGCGAGGTCAAATGGTTTATAGTAATTAGCTTCGGCAAAACATCCGCAAGATTGAGTTCGACCAGATGTTAGAGCATCGTATCTTACAGTTTTTGTGTTTCCACATTCACATTTGCAAATGGCATAAACTCTTCCTTTTTTTCTATAAGCATCTATGATAGTTAATTTTCCCCACTTTTCTCCATTAAATTCATTTGTATATCGTGGTGCGCTTTTACATTCTTCTGAACAATATTTTGCTCCTGGAGCACCGTCAAAAGTTTTTCCACATACAACACATTCTCTAAAAGCCATAAATAAACACCTCTTTCTGTAATGAATTATACATATTATATTACTAATGTACAAGAAAATTTCAGCGAAGGACCAGAGCTTTTCTGGTCCTTAATGTTATCTATATGAAAAGTTGTGATCTAAAATTTCTATGTTGTAGTTTCCGGTTGTACCGCTTACCTGCTGATGCGTGATGATGTAGTTAGCTGTGATACCTGCGGTAATGATTGCTGTTAAGATGATAGATAATAATATTTTTTTCATGATACATTCTCCTATGCGTTTAAATATAATTTTTTTAATGATTCATTATCTGGATAGTCTAAATCTAACCACTTGTCAAAAGCTTCTGGATTTCTCTTTTCTAGTTCATCCATAATCCAACCACGAACCATGGATAATTCGAGGCTGATTGGTACATCTTCGGTCATGTCAAATTCTTTTATAAGTTGTTCGGTTGATAATATGCTTAACATGGCTCTTGCGTTCTTTTCTGCGTTCTTTGTCATATTTCCCAACTTTCTACCCTCGTAACCTCCGGGGTGGGTGGTGCATGTTATGCATTGATAAGTTGCTCCCAGTTAGGGTGTTCCTTATCGAATTTTTCTAGCTCTTTTTCTCTTTCGTCATAGGCTTCGAGTTCTAAAGCTTCGATTTCTTCCAAGCTAAAACCAAGCTTAGAAAGATTATCAGCTAGTTCATCGCAAAGTGAAGAAGCTTCTAAATCTTGACGGTAAATGAAAATTTTTACCGCATTTTTATAACCTCGGATTGCTGAATTTTTAGCAACCTCTTCTTTAAATTTTTTGTCGATTTTTCTACCTCTGTAATAATCCATGATTTTCAACCTCCTAAATTCTTTCTAAAATTTTCTTACAAGCTTCTACATATCTGTCTGGAAGTGTTTCAGTGTTCATCTTCCCACCGTTTGCTCTCCATTCGAGATATTTTTTAACTTCTTCTTTTTCTTCTTTCAGTTCGAAAATGAACTCTTCATAAGAAACGAAGTCCTCATTTTCAACTAACTTTTCAATTTCTTTTCTTAATTTTTTCATCTTATTATCTCCTTTTCTGATTGCTTTGTTCTCTTAATTTACTTTTATTATATCACTTTAAAAAGTTATGTCAATATAAAATGTCACTTTTTATGATAATATTTCTCTTGACGTGGAAAGACTATATAATATATAATGTAGTAAATAGGAGGTAATGAAAAATGTTAAAGTACAAAATTGATGTATACGATGCACTGAAAAGAAAAGGATTTACTACATATAAAGCTAAAACTACCAATTTACTTAGTCAAAACACGTTAAACAAGATAAAGAACGAGGATACAGCTATAACGCTAAAGGCTTTAAATGCTGTATGCAATATCTTAGAAATGCAACCGGGTCAGCTATTGGAATATGTAAGAGATGAAGAGGACGAAAAAAAATTAAAAGAATTATAAATATCACTTTACAAAGGGATAAAGATGTGGTAAGATAAAGACAGTTAAAGGAGATAAGCAAAAAGAAAAGGAGATATGAGTTATGAAAAAATTAAACACAGAAGAAATCAAAAAAGAATTATTAAACGAGGAAATGAGCTTCACAGATTTAGATAACTTCATGATGGAATCTGGATACTACAGTGTATTTGATGATGGAGTAACAGCAGACATCAAGCAGGACGGAAATGTCGTGTATACAGCTACAGACTCTAACGAGTGCGAAGTACAGATTTTCTTCGAGATCACAATAGATAATGGAGAGGACGAAGCGGAAGAAGCTTTCTACTTAAAAGTGATAGATGTGCAGGAGTTCTAATATGAGAACAAAATGGTTAGAAATGCAGGGCAAGACAGTAAATGGATTTAAAATATTAGAAGTTTACAGAGAAAACAAAAGAACAATGGCAAAAGTTGTCTGCCCTGCCTGTGGGAAAATATACATAACACGAGCAGAACAAATAAAAAAAGGGAAAGATTGTGGATGCACTACCAGAATAAAGATGAATGATTTAACAGGAAAGAAATTTGGTAGGCTAACAGCAATAGAACCAACAGAAAGAAAAGCATCGAATGATTCTATTATTTGGAAGTGCGTATGTGATTGTGGGAAAATAAGCTTTGTTAATAGCGGAAGTTTGACAAGTGGCAGGATAAAAAGCTGTGGTTGCCTAAGAAAACCGCATGAGATAGAACAAGGTAAAAGACTTGCAAAAGAATCAAAGAAACAGTGTATTGATGGGACAAGTATCAGAAGCATTACGATGAAAAAACCTAAAACAAATACTTCTGGAATAAAAGGAGTATATTGGGACAAAAATAGAAATAAATGGGTGGCACAGATAGAATTTAAAGGTAAAACATACTACTTAGGAAGATATGCTAATAAAGAAGATGCAAGAGAAGCAAGAGAGAAAGCCGAAAAAGAAATGTTCGGGAAATTTTTAGAAGAGCATAAAGAGTATGTAAAGGATAAAAGGCATTAATAAAAAGAGTGTAAACAAAGGCACTTCCTACTATGGTATAATTATATTAGATAATAACCATAGTTGGGAGGTGTCTTTTTGATTAATAACAAATTAAAGAATTGCTGTAATGACTGCGTACACTGCGATATTGTGACAGAGACAAAAAGAAGAGCTATCCCCGACAATAAGACAGAAGTTGTACTAGTAAATATTAAGTGTAGTCATATGTGCGTATGCAGTAAGTACAAGAAAGAGGTGCAGGATGGAAGATAAAAGCCTGTGCTGTGCTGAATGTATGCATCTACTAGGAAGTGATACAAAGAACTACTACATGTGTGATGTAGGCAAGTATGACAGAATATACAATGCATATCTATGCACCTGCGACAAATATAAAAGCAGGAATCCAAGCACAAAAGAATATAAGAAATAAATAACAGATCGTTAGAGGTGGTAAATTTCGTTGCAACAACGCACCCTATAGGTTAAAAGAGATGTGACGATTGCCTAACGGTCTGTTTAAATATATATAAACCTAGAAAGGATGTGAGAAGATGAATCTAAATAGAATTATGCGAAAACTACAAAGAGCAATAGTATCAAACGGATTTGTAATAAGTTTAGATACAACACAATTCTATTCAGAGGACCAGAAACGAATGATAACAATGTACATCCTGTCTATAAAAGCATATGAGAACACAAGAAAAGGTTGGAGAGATACACGGTACGAGATACTAAGAACCGCTTCACAGGTGGACATAATTAAATGTTTGTCTGACATATGGGCAAGTATAAGAGAAAGGAATGGGCAAATAGATGCGTAATGAACAACTTACACAGAAGCAAAGAACATTTGCCCATGCTTGGATTAAAAACGGTGGGAATGATTATCAAGCCGCTATCGAAGCAGGATACTCCCCTGCAACAGCGAAGAACGCAAGAAAGAACATCATTGAAAAGCATGGAGTGAAAGAATATATAGCAGAACTACAAGCCAAAACAGACAAGGAAAACGGCTATGATATTATGAGTCTTGCAGACATACAGCGTAGACGGTCAATGATCGCTACTGGTGCGTTACAAGATTCTTTTGGATTTACCCCAGACTTTCCAGACCAGTTGAAAGCCATGAACGACTTGGAAAAGGCTTTAACGGTGCAGGCAAAGGAAGAGGAAGAAAAGAAAGCAAGAGAAGAAGCACTAAGGAATAAGACGTACCACATGGATCTTGATATAATTCCCGATGTGTTTCATCCGATGATTAGAGATGTACGAAACCATAGGCATACGGAATATGTATTGCCGGGAGGACGTGGTTCTGGTAAATCCTCAACAATCCCAAACATCATTACAGAGTTAATGAGAAACAATCATGACATACATTGTCTTGTTGTAAGAAAAGTATATAACACTGTAAAGGATTCTGTATTTGCTAAAACCAAATGGGCAATAACAAAGCAGGAGTTCTCGGAAAAAGACTATAAATACACAAGCTCGCCTTATGAAATTACAATGAGAGACACAGGACAGAAGATATTCTTTCGTGGTGCTGACGATAAAGAAAAAATAAAGTCGATAGCACCAGATTTTGGATACATAGCGATTGTGTGGTTTGAGGAATTAGACCAGTTCGCAGGACCAGAAGAGATACGAAATATAGAGCAGTCCGCTATTCGTGGTGGAGATTTAGCATGGATATTTAAGAGTTTTAACCCACCGAAGAGTGCTAACAACTGGGCAAATCAATATTTGCAAGAGCCAAAGGAAAACAGGCTCATTACAAGAAGTACATATCTGGACGTGCCGAAAGAGTGGCTAGGACAGCCGTTTATTGACGAGGCGGAACACCTAAAAGAAATTAGACCAGAGGCATACGAGCATGAATACATGGGCATTGCTAACGGTAACGGTGGGGCAGTATTTGAATATGTAGAAGTAAGAGAAATTACAGACAAAGAAATATCACAGATGGACCGCATATATCAAGGCGTTGACTGGGGATGGTATCCAGATAAGTACGCATTTACGAGGACATACTACGATGCGGCAAGGGAAACGATCTATTTAATAGATGAGCATTGCGTAAATAAGCGATCGAATGAGCAGACAGCCGACTGGATAAAGAAAAAAGGCTATAACGATTATGCAATCATTTGTGATAGTGCAGAGCCTAAATCTGTAGAGGACTATAGAAACTTAGGTCTTGTGGCACAGGCAGCAGTTAAAGGCCCAGGGTCAGTTGAATACGGCATGAAATGGCTACAACGTAGGAAGATTGTGATTGACCCACGGAGAACACCATACACATACAAAGAAATTACAACGTATGAGTATGATAGAGACAAAGACGGTAATATAATAAGCGGATACCCCGACAGAGACAATCATGCTATTGATTCGTTGAGATACGCATACAACAGAGTGATTATGAGGAGAGGGGAGAACGCATAAATGGGTATATTTAGCAGAATGAAAGAGATATTAAGTAACCTTTTTAGACAAAAGGCAAGAGACGAATTTAAGATTGATACTGTTACCAGTCCAGAAATGCAGAGAGCTATAGAAAAATGTGCATACATCTATAAGGGCAGTCCGTACTGGTTAGACAAGGACGAGCATATCAAGACTATCAACTTTGCAAAAGCGGTGTGTTCGGAGACAGCACGTCTTGCTACACTTGCAATAGGCATAGAGATAGATGGCAGCGCGAGAGCTAATTGGTTGCAGGAGCAGATAGACAAAGAACTGGAACAGGTACGACATCACGTAGAATATGGCTGTGCATACGGTACAGTTGTATTAAAGCCTAACGGTGCAAGTGTGGACTTGATCACACCAGAAAACTTTATTGTAACAGACGAAAGCAATGGAGAGATTCAAGGCATTGTGTTTGTGCACCGTGAAATTTCCAGTGATGGCAGGACATACTACACAAAACTAGAGTATCATAGGTACATCGAGGACGTGTATCAGATAACAAATCGTTGCTATGCATCTAAGGATGCCAACGACACAGGGAAACCGATTGACATAGACGAGACACCTTGGAGGGGAGAACTGGAAAATGTAGGACTTACAAACCTAAACGGACAACGTCTGTATGCAGTCTTAAGGACACCGCAGGCGAACAACGTTGATTTACATTGCAGTTTAGGACTGCCGATTTTCTACGATGCGATAGAAGAACTTAAAGACTTAGATGTTGCATACAGCAGAAATACAACAGAGATATTCGATAGCCGAAGAATGTTGTTACTAGACTCCGACAAGCTGTTAGAGACTGGTACAAGGGTAAATAATACACAGGATGGATTTGAGAGAAGCAAGAAGCGGTTAAGACTTCCAGAGTACGTCAAGAATGTAAATAGCTCAGACATTAAAGGATTTTATCAAGAGGTAAACCCAAGCCTCAACACAGATACACGATTGACAGGAATCAATGCCCTGTTGTCTCAGATCGGATATAAATGCGGATTTAGCAACGGATACTTTGTATTTAACGAAACGACAGGCATCCAGACAGCAACAGGAGTTGAAGCAGAGCAACAGAGGACGATACAATTTGTTAAGGACGTAAGAGACAAATTACAAGCCTGCATGGATGATTTAATAGCTGCACTTAATATATTTGCTGATCTGTATCAATTAGCACCAAGAGGACCGTATGAAACCGTGTATGACTTTGGAGACATTACATACAACGAAGATGAAGATAGAGCGAGATGGTACAGCTATGTTACTTCCAACAAGATTCCATTCTGGTACTATCTAGTTAAATTTGAGGGATTCAGTGAAGAAGAAGCAAAAGCACTTGAAGAAGAAGCACAACCGAAAGAGCCAGACTTATTCGGTGCAAGCGGAGAGGAGTGAAAGCATGGGAAAGTACAGGATTGAAAAATACCTTGAATACCTTAATGGCGAAGATGTAAAACTGCCCGAACCATTTACAAAACAAGAAAAGCTGTTGCACAACATCTGCAAAAAAGGAGTTACAGGCAGTACAGAAACAGACAAAACATTATCGCAAGATGGCAAGCCTGCGGATGCGGCAGTAGTTGGGAAGATGCTAGATGCGGCACTAATGGTAAAAGACCCAGAAGAATAGGCAGGTGGGATTATGTTAACACCTACCTATCTCTGGTATGTGCCAGAAAAGGCAGAGAAGCAAGCAGAAGAACTACATAACAAGATAGTATCTGTCATTATAGAGCGAATGATGATAAGGCTAGGACGTGGGGAAGATTACCTTTTTACTCCTATTGACAAGTGGCAGATGGATGTATTGCAGGATGCAGGGTATATCTTGCAAGCGGTGCAGGCAGAGATAGCACAAACGACAAAGATAAGTATTGCAGAGATCGCACGCACTATGAAAGAAGCAGGAATCAAGGCTCTTGAATGGGATGATACAATCTACAAGAAAGCAGGTCTTGAACCAACACCACTCGGGGAAAGTCCTTATCTACAGAGACTGTTGCAAAGGAATTATGAAAAGACTAAGGGAGAGATGTATAACTTTACTGGCACGATGCCGAACGCCTGTCATGATAATTACATTAAGGCAGTGGATAAAGCATATACACAGACTGCAAGCGGTACGACAGGGTACACACAAGCGGTTAAAGAAGCTGTAAACGACATAATAAACAGCGGTGCAGACGTAACCTACCCTAGCGGACACAGAGACAGCATAGAAACAGCAACTACAAGAGCGGTTCGCACTGGTGTAAGTCAGATGGCAGGAGAGATCACGGATGCACGCATGGACGAGATGAACTGGGATATAATTCTCACGTCTGCACATTTAGGAGCAAGAATTGGAGACGGTGGAGACAACTTAACCAATCATTACTGGTGGCAAGGCAAGTTTTACAGCAAAAGCGGTAATGACCCAAGATTCCCACCGTTTAGTGTCTGCGGTATGGGGAATGTGCAGGGAATCCATGGGGCAAACTGCCGACACTCCCACGGTCCGGGGGATGGAATAAACAATCCGTTCGAGGACTACGACAGCGAAGAGAATCGCAAAGAATACGAGAAACGGAAACGACAGAGAGAGCTTGAAAGACGTATTAGAAAGACGAAACGACAGTTAATCGGCATGAAAACTGCTGTGGATAATGCAAAGGACGAAGCCTTAAAGCACGATCTTGACATGGAGTATCAGAAAAAGGCGGCACTATTGCAGAAGCAGAACAAAGCCTACAATGATTACTGCGAAGAGAACAATCTTAAGAAGCAGAACGAACGACTAAACACGGCAGACTGGAACAGGAGTCAAGCATCCTCAGCACGAGGTGCAGCGACACGATACAACAATGCACGAGGTAAATAATGGATACTATAAACAAAATTATGGTAGCCTGTGGGTGGATTATAACAATTGGTAGTGCGATAGGAGTCTTATATACTGCCTATAAGCATTACAAGAAGCCTACGGACGATTTGAAACATCGAATAGATTCTATAGAAACAGATATTAAAGAAATTAAACAAAAGCTAAATAGTGACTACAGTGCTATTAATAATCAACGTGATGATATGAACCTATTCATGAAAAGCATGTTTAATTTGATTGAGAACAAGATCACAGGAAACAACATTGAGGGTCTAAAAAAAACCAGAGACGATCTGATAAATGCGTTGACAACACACGACAAACAGTGAGGTGTTTGCTTTTGAAAGTATATGATTTTACCGTACCCGAACTAAATATGTTCCGTACGTATTGCAACTTCACAGATGTTGAAAGAACATTGTTCGAGTATCGGGCAAAGAATATACCACTGGATAAATGTGCAGAGCTTATGAACGTAAGTCTGTCTACAGCAAAGAGAATCAGCAGGAGAGTTAATAACAAGATTATTAGAGTATGTTAAGGAGAACAGAATGGTAATTAATGGAAGAATTTTTGAAGAATTAAATATCACAAAAGATGGAGAACTGATTGCATCTATTGCAGACGGAGAACACGGAATCGTACATAAAGATGGCTATAAAGTACAGCTAGTTGTAGATGAAATCGGTATGACGTTTGCAGAAGCATTAGAAGCAATGAAAACAGGTGCAAAGGTTAAGTTACCCACATGGGGTGGGTACTGGTATTGGGATACAGAAAAAGAAACTATTATGATGCAGTGCAGAGACAAGGACAACGGAGAAAAAGGAGACTTATTAGATATTAGGGATACACAGATGGTTGAATACACGATCAGCAATATTTTATCTAATAAATGGAGAATCGCAGAGTAAAAAAAGAGGGTATTGAAAAGGCGAAAATCCATGATACAATATAAATGTAACAAGTAATAAGTTGTTGAATAAATCATTATAAGATTTTTTTAGTTTTAAATGAGAGTGGTTTGTTTCGGAGATACTTTTTCATGTTATAATACTTTAATCCTTTTTTTATTGTTTTGTTATGTATATAGTACGGTGGATTCCTCACGGAGTCCGTGGAAGTATAACTCAGTTGGTCAGAGTAGTCGGCTCATAACCGACCTGTCACAGGTTCGAGTCCTGTTGCTTCCATTTGCTCACTGTTGTGAGCATGAGAAATCATTTTTGAATTTCCTCAATTTTTTGGTTTAAATTTCATTTTTCAACACGACACCTTTTTTCATCAATTGGTGTTCCTCAATCTTATCCTTATTGTTCAAGCACCATGACCCCTATCATGGTGCTAATTTTTTAATTTAATATGATACTTTTATGAGACTTTAACGACCTGTTAGAGTCTCTTTTTTAATGCGATAATTTACACATAAAAGGGAGGTGGAAGAGTGAACGGATATAACTATAATCCTTATGCACCAATGTATCAGCAGGATACAATGCAGTTGCAGGATAGGCTAAATCAGTTACAGCAAATGCAACAGCAGTACAATAAACCAATGCCAGAGACACAAGTTCCAACACAGAATGTTAATTGGATACAAGTTGCAGGCATAGAGGGAGCAAAGAACCAGATCGTACAGCCAGGGGCTACAGCATGGATGATGGATAACAACGCACCTTTCTTTTATGTAAAGAGTGTAGATGGAATGGGCAGTGCAACTTTTAAGGTATTTAGATTCGAGGAGATACCGCCAGAAGCCACGCAGAACGCCCAAAAACAAAATGTAAACTATGATAATAGATATGTTACAAGAACAGAGTTTGAAGAACTTCTAGCAAAGCTAGGAGAGCAACCAGAGAAAGGAGAGTTAAGCAATGAGTAATCCTTTAATGAACATGATAGGCGGTATGATAGGAAACAACAACCCTATGCAAATGGTACAGCAGGTAATGGGCATGGTAAGAGGGTCTAACAATCCGCAGTCTATGGTTGAGAGCATGGCACAGACAAACCCTGCGATCAAGCAGGCAATGGAAATGTGCAAGGGAAAGAACCCACAAGAAGTGTTTAATAGCCTATGCCAACAGCAGGGCATGAATCCACAGGATATTGTGGACAAAGTGAACAAATAGATATTAAGCGGTGCACAGCTTGGTAAATAAATTTATGGAGGACAACAACAATGAATGAAGCAATGGGACTCACTGCGGCAGATGTAGCCGCAGTGACAAGAAATGACGGATATGATAACGGCTTCGGCAACGGTGGTTGGTGGATTTGGATTATCTTAATTGCTTTCCTTTTCTGTGGTAACGGATGGGGAAGAAATAACGATACCGCAACGACCGCATGCGAAAATGCTTTCTTATCCGATGAGTTTGTAAAGAGAGATATTTTCAATACAAACCAGAACGTATCTAATACAGCTTGTCAGACACAGAGAGACGTATTAGAAAGCAGATACACAACACAGTTAGGATTACAGCAGATGCAGGCACAACAGCAGGCTTGTTGCTGTGAAACACAGAAAGAAGTGCTACAGAACCGCTATGATGCGGCTTTAATGGCACAGAATATGCAGGCACAGCTGGCACAGTGTTGCTGTGATATTAAGGAAACAATCCTCGCAGACGGACAGGCTACACGCCAGTTGATGCAGGACAACACAATCCAGAATCTTAGAGATAAACTTGCGGACAGAGATAGAGACTTACAGTTATCTAACTTCCAGATTTCGCAGGTATCACAGACTAAGAACATTGTGGATGCTGTTAGACCATTCCCAACACCTGCATACATTACAGCAAGTCCTTATGTATCCTATAATGGGTATGCATACGGTGGTTGTAACTGCGGAAGTGTAAATGTGTAAATAATTCAAAGCTTGTTGGAGAATCCATATCTACTAAGTAGACTAGCAATATATTGACGATAGGGTGTCGGGTTCGGCATCCTATTTTTGTTTAGGAGGGAAAATTATGTTAAATGCGGTAAATGTAGCACAGCAGGATGTAAACAGTGGTGCAAATGTACTATTTGCGAATACACGATATAGTAGCAGACGTTGTACTTGTAATTATGGGTGGCTGAATCATGTAGAGGGGTCTGGTCTGTTTACGTTAACGAATAGATCGAACTGCCCTATGACTGTAGAGGTAGAATTTAACGGAAATGTATCCGCTAATGCAACAGGAGCAACGGCACTTGCTGTAGAGCTTAACGGAGAAGCTATTGGTGGAACAGAAATGGACTATACAGTAGTTACAGCGAACACATTTCAGAACGTGGGAGCAACAACGGTTGTAACTGTACCATCTGGCGGTAGCTTAATCGTAAGCATCGGAAATGTAGGAACAACAGCGGCAATAGTAAAAGATGCGAATATTATTATAAAGCGTATCTCTTAAGGAGGTGCGATCATGATTGAATTTACAAACAATCTTGAAGTAACAAAAACAGAAGATATCTTTGACGAGATCAACAAAAGATATGTAGCGGCTATGATGATACACGGTCAAATGGCAGACTATTTCAACTTCTTAGGTTTGAAAGGCTACAAAAGATTACATGAATACCAGTTTCTTACAGAAAGCTTGGAGAGACGTGAAGTATGCAGGTATTTTGTAGATCATCACGGCAAGCTTTTAAAAGATTCTTTTAGCGGTACTATAAAAGTGATTCCCGACTCTTGGTATACAGCCAGTAGACTAAGTATCGGAAAATCCACAAAGCAGAAAGCCGTAGAGGATGGCTTTATAGAGTATCACAACTGGGAGAAAGAGACAAAAGAAGCCTATGAGAAGTACGCACAGCAACTTAGAACGAACGGAAACGTATCGGATGCACTATTTGTAGAATGTCTGGTAAAAGACGTATCTAAAGAGCTAGAAACAGTTGAAAAGATGGTTACTGATCTAATCTCTGTAGGATACGACATGGTGTATATTACAGAGACACAGGACTGCATTCATGAGAAATACAAAAAGAAGCTTAAGGGGGTCAAATTATGAGTGAAATCAAACATGTTCTGGAAGAACAGCTAGAAAGAGAAAAAAACTCAGCATTAAAACAGCTCACAACATCTAATCTTGATGCAATGTATAAGATTACAACAACATTATGCAATCTGGAAAAGATGGAGCATGGAGACATAGCGGAAACCGTCATGGATGCAGGAGAGAATCTTATTAAGAAGTACAGCAATGGCAAGTATGATAAAAATATAGATGCATTGTATGACAACTACTTAAGTGCTAAAATGGCATACAAAGAAAACGGAGATCAAGGACACCGTGATAAGCTTATGGAATCGGTCGGTAGATTGATGGTGGAAGTGTATGATATGCTTTCTTCTATGGTTATTGATTCTGACTTTATGGACGAGAGAAAAGAGATACAGCGACAGATAAAGAAACTTGCGGAAATGTAAAAAAAGAGGGTATTGAAACGGCATATTTTAGGGTTTACAATAAATATGTAGGAATTATGCAGATTTGCCACAGCCTCCTTGTAAGTACAGAGTTTTTTAAGCGTTTTTGGTTACACGACAACAGGAAAAGAGTTCGAGGCTCGAGTGGGGTTCAAGTCCCCACATTTCTTTTACCTTGACTTAGGTATATAAGTCTTAATCCATTACCGCAGACATAGCGGTATACAAACAATGTAGGAGGATATATATGCAGAATTACGAACAGATTTTAGCAGAATTAGGAATCGAAATCCCAGAAGAGAAAAAGGCAGAGCTTAAAAAAAGACATGCCGAAAATTATAAGACTGTAGCTGATTATAATAAACAGGTAGAGAAAAAAGATGAATACAAAACATCTTTAGACGATGTACAGACCAGATTAGCAGAATTAGAGAAAGAAGATGTTGACGGTCTTAAGACTAAGATTACAACATTAACACAGGAGCTTGCAGACGAAAAAGAAGCAAGAGCAAAAGAAGCTAAGCAGACAGAGTTAAGAGACAAGGTAAAAGATTTCTTATCTGATAAAAAATTTGTAAATGCAATTACAGAAGACTCTATCCGTTCCCAGATGATTCAGAAGTTAGAAGAAGAGAATGGGAAAAATGCAGAAGATGTATTTAAAGAACTTACTACTAAAGATGGGAAACCAATTGAGAACATCTTGGTTGACGAAAAGAAAGCACCAGCTCCTAATATCCCAAGCTTTACGACTAAGTTCAACAGCGGAGAGCAGAAAAAGGGAACACAGAAGTTAAGGGAAATGTCTTTAGACGACAGAATGAAGCTTAAGGCAGAGGACCCAGACTACTATGCAACCTTATTAAATGACAGATAGATAATACCGACTCACAATATGGAAGTGAGCCGCTAACCTAAAATCCCTTAATAGTTGTAGGTAGATGGGACAAAGATAAGTCCTTATCTATTCTTATTTAGGGTAGAAAGGACTTTTTTTATGCCAAGAACAGGAAGATTTGGCGGTTTTGATTTTGACCCAGAGGTTTTTTCTGAGTTTATGTCAGAAAACCCAACATGGAACGATGCAATTATTGCATCTGGTGTGTTAGCACAGGACAATACAATCATGGATTTAATCGGAGAAAAAGGAAATGTCGCAACAATTCCATTCTATACACCGATTGATGAACAGGACTCACAGGCTTTAAACAACGATGGAGAAACAGACAATACACCTGTTGAAATCACAGGAAAGAAACAGACTTGTATGTTAATCCAGAGAATGAAAGCTTGGAAAACAAAAGACTTTACAAAAGAGTTAACAGGTGCAGAGCCTATGACTCATGTTGCAAACTCTGTTGCAAGCTTTTATAAGCAGGTAAGAACACGTGACTTAATGACTACAGTTGATGCAGTTTTAAGCCTGTCTGGTATGGAAAACCATATTACAGACTTATCTTTAACTGGCGAGGGCACTGTAGGAGATGCAAACAAAATTGATGATACAACACTTATCTTCGCACAGCAGAAAGCTTTAGGAGATTCCGCTGACAAGATGGGATTACTTGTATTAAACTCTTACATCTACGCAAAGTACAAGGCAATGGGACTTGTTGATTACAACAAATACACTATTGCTAACGCAGTAGAAAGAGAAGTAAATCTTCCTACAATCGGTGGATTTATCCCACTGGTAACAGACAGATTTACAGTTGATACAACAGGAACAAACCCAGTATACAAAACTTATATGCTTGGTACAGGCTCAGTATTGACTTGTGATAAGACAAACTATGAAAATCCTTATTATACAGACTATGACCCAGAAACATCTGCCGGTATTGAAAAACTGTATACAAAACAGGGTTATGTATTACATCCTAACGGATTTTCTATTAATGCTAACAAGATTGCAAAAGAGTCTCCTACAAATGCAGAGTTAGGAACTAAAGGAAACTGGTCTTTAGCATTTAACCAGAAGAATATCCGCATGGGTGTTATTAAATCCAACGGATAAAAAGGAGTGTGATTTCATGGCGTACATTGACTATGAATATTACAAAACCCTTTTTGGAGAGAAAGCAATCCCAGAAGCAGACTTTAATCGTCTGGTCTGGGATTCTTGCAAGAAGATAGATAATGCCACGACTGGTGTTGACAATGTGAAGAAACTTAAGATTGCTTTTCCAAAAGATGAAGATGATGCAGAAGCAGTTAAAAGATGTGTTTGCGAACTTCTGTCAATCACATATAAGATTGAACAGGCAGAAACGAGAGTTGAAGCATCACAGGGTTATATCACATTAGAAGATGGAACTGTGATGAGTAAGCAGGTAGCATCTAAGAGTGCAGGAAACGAGAGTATAAGCTATGTGACTTCCAGTAACGCAGGTACGGCTACATTGATAGATAAGTGTCTAGCGGATAAGGAAGCACAGAAGCAACTATACGATGATAAGATAAGAGATTATCTGTCTGGCATAACTGATGCTAACGGAGTTAACTTGCTGTACATGGGAATATATCCAAGATAAAAAAACGGAGGGATACGATGTATAACGATACAATCACACTTTTTAATAGGTATGAAAGTAAATTAGGAGATACATGGTATCCCTCTATTTTGCATAATACGAACCTAAACATGGATAAAGCAAGCATCGTTGCAAAGTACGGTTCTGAATCACAGGACAATGCTATATTAAACGTGCAGTATAGCCTAAAAAGTGGTCAAAAGATGGTAGGGAGTAAATTATGGCTACCGCCTAAAGAATGGCGTAAACAGACGAATGATAAGCTGTCAGAAGCACTTACATTTAGTTCTAAGGCGAATAGTTTTGATTTCTTTATCGTTGGCGAATGGGAGAATGAAGAACCGATTGCAGAGGATGATTATATTGACGGATTCTATGAAGAAATGAAACTTAAGTATGATTATGTCTTTGCAATAACTGGAAGTGCCTTTTACGACATAATCCCGCACTTTGAGGTAATGGCTAAGTAGGTGGTTATATATGGCTAAGAAAAAATTAGGAAATGTTAATGTGAATACACAGAACATGAGAGCTAATATCAGTCTGGCGAGATTCGATGAACAAATACAAAGTGCTCAATATTGGTTAGATAGTCAAGTTATGACTGATATGGTTCCATATATGCCACATGAAACAGGTACATTCATTAACGTAACGAGAGCAAAAAGTGCTTCTCTTGCAGGTACTGGAATGGTGTGTGCAGGTACTGGACCGATGGGACGTTTCTTATACTATGGTAAAGGTATGGTTGACGAATTAACAGGGTCTCCGTGGGCGAGAAAAGGTGCTAAGAAAGTATTAGTCACTGAATTTGCAGGACATACAAATGCAAAAGTTGACTTAAGCTACCAGAATCCAAAAGCAACTCCAAAATGGTTTGAAACAGCAAAGAAGAATCACGGTAAAGCATGGGTTACTCATGTTAAAAAGCAGGCAGGAGGAAGTTGATGGCAGAAGAAAAGAAACTAGTCAAGTATGACATTGATGGTTTTGACGTGATCACAACAGCATTGCAAGAACTGGTAAATCAATTCCCAGAACTAAGAGAGGGAGACGAAATTGCATTTTCTACATTAGATGATGCAAGCGGAAAAGCAATGTTCCCAGTAAGCGGTGCAGTGATTGAATCAGAAAAAGAGAGTATCACTGGACACGTCACACAGGTATGTCTGTATCCGTTTTGCGTGATATATCGTGCAAGCGGTACAAAACCAAAGAGGAAAGCAGACATTAAGGAGTGGTTGGATAACCTTGGTAAATGGTTGGAAAAGCAAACAATCACAATTAAAAACAACACATATAAACTAGAAGAATATCCAGTGCTGACAGGCAATCGAAAGTTTTTAACGATTGACAGACAGACACCTGCATATTTGGACAGTATAAACGAAAACAAGTCTGAGAATTGGGCTATCAATATTTCTGCCCGATATCAAAACGACTTTGATAGATAAATTAACTATTAACTGGTCTACGACAGGATGTAGATCACTGACCTTGAAAAGATAAAGGAGAATCATAATGGCAGTTACAACAGGTAAAATTGACCGTAAGTATATGGCTCATTTCTTAGATGCAGGCTCTTTGTGCGGTGGTAAAACACCATCCTATGAACGTCTTGGAAAAGACTTAGAAGAGTACAATGTCGAACTTAATCCCGATACAGAAACAAGTAAAAATATTATCGGAGAATCTACATTCAAACACAACGGATATGAGGTTTCCTCAGAAGCCGACCCTTATTATGCAGAAGCTGACAGCACATTAAGCCAGAAGTTGCAGGAGATTATCGACAATCGTTACAAAGACGATAATCTGAAAACTACCGCAGTAGAAGTACACCTATGGAAAGAAGCATCAAGCGGAGCTTATGAAGCATACGCAGAAGATTGTTATATTGTTCCAACATCCTACGGTGGAGACACAAGTGGTTACCAGATTCCATTTACAGTTAACTACGCAGGAAACCGCAGAAAAGGTACTTACAACGTAACATCCGGAACATTTTCAGAAAGTGCTACACAGGACTTAAAAGACAACAGCAAAGCAGTTTTATCATAACAAGGAGTGCAGGATATGGAAGAACTTAGACGAAAAGTCAAAACTGGGGCATTAAATGTAATTTTAACGAATGAAGATGATGAGGAAATCGGAAGATTCCCATTCAACCCAGTTGATTTAAATATCGTAAGAAGATACGAAGAAGTTGTTACTAATTTGGAAAAGATGGAACTTCCAGAGGATGCTACAGAACAGGATATCTTAGAACTGTCTGACAAATTAGAGGGGCAGATTGATTACTTGCTTAACTCTAAAGCTTCTAAGTCTGTATTTGCTATTTGCAATCCGCTAACTCTTACAGAAAGCGGAGATTTCTTCATCGAGAACATCATCGTGGAAATCGCAGATATTATTGAGCAGGTAACAGATCAGCGAATTAAGAAGAAACAGGCGAAGATCAAAAGAGCAACTTCTAAATATCACAAATAAATGGAAGTCTGGGAACTTCCAACATCCATAGTAGTTGGTGGCATTAAGTACGATATTCGTACAGATTTTCGAGCAATTTTGGATATATTAAAGACTTTTAATGATCCAGAGTTTGAGAACGATGAAAAGTGGATTGTTGCTCTTACCATTTTATACATTGATTTTGACGAAATGCCACCGCATGACTATGAAGAAGCAAGAGAAAAAGCCATCGAATTTATTGACATGGGTATAAAAGACGATGGGAAGAAAAAACCGCACACAATGGACTGGGAACAGGACGGTGCGGTTATTATTCCATCGGTTAATAGGGTCTTAGGAAGAGAAATCAGAGCTATGCAATATCTTCATTGGTGGACTTTTTTGGGAGCTTATATGGAAATCGGAGAATCCTTGTTTTCACAGATTCTTAATGTTCGCATAAAGAATGCGAAAGGAAAGAAACTTGATGACTGGGAACGTGATTTCTATAGAGAAAACAAAAATTTGATTGACTTAGATGTTAAATACACCGAAGAAGAATTAGCAGAAAGAGAACGTCTTAATGCACTTCTTAATGGACAGAAAGGGGTGTGATTAAATGGCTACACAAAAAGCGGATGGAAGTATTTATATCAAAACAGAAATTGATACAACCGAAGCAAAAGCAAGTGTGAAAGAAATTGCATCCCTTTTAAAACGTTTATCCAATCAAGTAAAAACCATTGGAAAATCAATGGAAAAAGCCATAAGTGGCGGTATAAAAGCACCAGATATAAAAGGCATTGATGTTGTCGAAGAAAAAGCAAAGACTGTGGCTGAGGAACTGGAAAAGACCGCACAGGCAGAAAAGAAGCTAGAAAGCATAGATATTAAATCTAATGCACTAGATACGTTAGATAAAGCTATAGAAAGTACAGGACAGAAGCTTGCAGAGTTAGAAAAAGCACAGATGGATATATTTAACAGAAATCAGAGTGCAACTTCTTCCCCTGCGTTTCAAGCAATGGAAAGTGCAGCGGCTAAACTAGATCAGCAATACGAAGAACTTCTTGCAAAGAAAAAGCAGTTAGAAGCACCAACAGCGAGTACAGACAGTGGTCTACCTAAAAGTGCAAAACTTACAGGTGGAACAGGTCTTGCAAGTGAAGAGAGTGCAAAAGCATTACAGAAATTAAATGCAGAAATCACAGGTACAGAAACAAGTGTTGAATCCTTAAACACCAATTTAGGACAAACAACACAATTGCAGGATGAAATCAGCAATTCAAATATCAAGACAACAGCATATCAGATTCTTGAAGATTCCTTGCAACGCCTTGATACACAGTTTGAACAGGTAGCAACAGCACAGCAAGAAATATTTGCAAGAAATCAGAACGCAACTTCTTCTCCTGCGTTTTTAGCATTGGAGAGTGCTGCGGAAAAGCTTGGCAGACAATATGACGAATTATTAGCAAAGAAAAAGCAGTTGGACAGTGGAACAACAACCGCACAACCAACAGAGAAAGTACGTACTGCACCGATTACAGGGAACTACGCAAAGACAGCATCAGAAGAAAGTGAGAAAGCCTTAAATGCATTAAATAAGGAAATATCTAAGACTGATGCAAAAGAAAGAAGCCTTGTTGGAACAAATGGAAAGCTAGGTTCATCTTACACCAATATTGGTAGCAAAGTAGCGGAAACAAACGGAAAATTAAGCAAAACAAGAATACTTGCAACACTTTTATCAAGTGGTATTGGCAAGCTTGGAAATGCATTAAAAAAAGTTGGTTCATCCGCTCTTAGTGTTGGAAAGAGAATTGGAAGTCTTGCAACAAGCTTCCTTAATACATCGCAAAGTGCTGATAATGCACGTTTTTCAGTTGGTCGAATGGTTGGTATGAGTATCTTATATTCGACCGTGTTTGGAATGATTGGTAAGGTCAATTCTGCGGTAGCAAGCGGTATGCAGAATCTAGCACAGTATTCCAATCGCACAAATGCAGCACTATCATCTTTGATGTCGGCACTGACACGATTAAAAAACAGTTTTGCAACGGCATTTAGTCCGATTCTTACAGCAATAGCTCCTGCATTAGTTACGTTGATTAACTTAATATCAAAAGCATTGACCTATGTAGGAATGTTTGTTGCAGCACTGACAGGGCAAAAGACATTTACAAAAGCCGTAGGGGTGCAACAAGACTATGCTGCATCCTTAGGAAGTACAGCATCGGCATCGAATGATGCAGCAAAAGCGAGCAAAAAAAACGCCAATGCCACAAAGAAAGCAAACAAAGAGAACCAGACATATCTATCTGGTCTTGATGAAATCAGACAGTTCCAGAAAAAGAACAAAGATGATTCTGACACAACACCTAGTACCGGCGGTGGCGGTGGCGTAGGTGGTGGAGGTGGTGGACTTAGTCCATCGGATATGTTTCAAGAAGTGCCAATTGCTAGTTCTATCAAAGGAATAGCAGATAAAATCCGAAAGTTGATTAAGGACGAAGATTGGGAAGGACTTGGAGCATATATCGCAAGCGGTATCAATAAAGGATTGCAAAAAATCTATGATGCTATCAATTGGAATAATATAGGGCCGAAGATAACGTATTTTGTAAATGCATTTACACGAACGTTCAATAGTCTTGTAGATCACATTGACTGGGATTTACTCGGACGAACTGTTGGTGCAGGTATTAATACACTTGTCAATACAATGAATCTCTTAATTGAGGGTATCGACTGGAAAAATCTTGGAACGAAATTTTCAGTAGGATTCCGTGGGTTAGTCAATGAGGTAAATTGGACCAACTTAGGAAATCTGCTTGGAAACAAATTTATGATTGCATGGAATATCTTTAACGGATTTGTTTCTGACATGTCAAGAAAAAGCAATCTTGGGTTGACTGGTTGGGAAGAACTTGGAACATCTCTAGGAAATCTTGTTAATGGAATCTTTGATAAAGTTAATTTCACAACAATTGCCGATACGTTAGTAAAAGGAATCAACGGAGCATTTGCAACGTTAGGAGCGTTTGTAAAGACAGTGGATTGGTCTGGAATTGCAAAGAACATCACTAATGGTCTTAATGCTATGATTCAAGGAATTGATTGGGCAACGGCAGGGCAGACGTTAAGTGATGCAGTGACAAGTCTGTTAGGTGTGTTTGCTAGTGTTGCACAAAACACCGATTGGAATGGACTTGGAAGAGGAATTGGAACATTCCTAAACAATATTGACTGGGGTACAATCTTTAGTCAAGTATTCACAATTATAACAAATGTTCTTGGCGGTTTGATTTCTGGTTTAGCAAGTACAACAGCAGGAAAATTAGCGTTAGCACTTGGTACAGCGATTGGAGCAATCAATTTGGCAGGAAGCTTTTCTAAAATGCTTACTGGAAAAAGCTTATTAGCGAATATCATATTAGCACTTGGAAAATCTGGTGGCGGTGGAATTATTGGAACAATCGCAAGTGGTCTTTCGACAGGATTAGTAGCTATATTTGGTGCAGAGGGAATACTTGCAACAACGTTAATACCTGCGATTGGTTCATTTGTATCTATGATAGGAACAGCATTAAGTGGCTTAGCTGCACTTTTCACTTTTCCGGCAGGAGTTATTGTTGCTGCGATAGTCGCAGGAGTTGCACTTATCGTATTAAACTGGGATAAGGTCAAAGCAGTCGCAAGAAAGGTTGCAGAATTTGCCAAAGGTGCATGGGAAAAATTAAAGAGTGGATTTGATACCGTTGCATCCGGCATAGGAAAAGCAGGAGAAACAATCAAAAAAGGTTGGGAATCTGTGAAAGAAAAAGCAGGAGATTTAAGAGATGGCATCAAAGAAAGAATAGAAAAATTACCAGAAAATGCTCAAACATGGGGACAAGGAATTGTCAACGGACTGCAAGAAAAGATTTCTGGCGGTATTGAAACTGTTAAATCAACAGCAAGAACATTAAGGCATGGGATTGAAGATAATGTAAGCGGTGTCGTTGAAAAGTTTAGACAGTTTGGAAATGACGCAATGTCAAAAATTAGAGATAATCTAAGTGGTCAGAATTTATCAACTGTTAAAGCGAAAGCGGAAGCAGTGAAAAATAGTGTGTCTGACGGATTCAAAGGAGTTATATCTAACTTTGGCACGCATGCAAGCGATGCCATGAAAAATGTCAAGAACACATTTGAAGAGAAGAAGCAAGGCGTTGTTGATAAAGTCGAAAATGTAAGAGACAAGATGGTTGGCGGGCTGAAAAAGCTAAAAAGTTTGATGGCAGGAAACTCTGACAGTCCAGTGAAAGAAGCTATCAGAAAGATGAAAACAGTTTTCTCAGACATGAACTGGGGAAGCGTTGGACTAAATGTTGTAAAGGGAATTGTTCAAGGTGTTGGAAACAATGCATACAGACTTGTAAATAAAATGATGGACCTTGCAAAAGAAGCATGGAACGCAGTAAAAGATTTCTTTGGAATCCATTCTCCATCACGACTTATGAGAGATACAGTAGGTAAGATGATTCCTGCGGGTATCACAGTAGGTTTGGAAAAAGCTTTTCCAGATACGATTGATACATTACTAGATCAGTCAAAGCAGTTGGCGAATGTACCATTTACAGCACCGTATGTAGCAAGTGGAGCGGTAATACCTGCGAAAGCATCCGCAGTGATCGCACAAAAGCAACACAGTACAGATAGCAACAACAATGACGTACTTAATCTACTAGAACAGCTATTATCTGTTATGAAGTCCTTAGAATCAGACAACAGCGGTAACGATGGTGGGGATTATCATTTCACAGCACAGATTAACCGCAGGACGTTATTTGATGAATTTATCGAAGAAGCAAAACTAAGACAAATGAGTAACGGTAGAAACCCATTCAGCCTTGCGTAGAAAGGAGTAGATATGGCACAAGATTATATAAAAATCAATGGTAAGAAAATATTTCAGCCAGATGGTGGAAGTTCTGCAGCATATGAAACAACTTATACACAAGGTTCTACACGTTCGCAGTCTGGAAGTGGTAAATTTACACCAATGTTTACAATCGAAAGATTTCCTTATACTGCGACTGATATACCTGCAAAAGATGTAGCAGAGATAATGCAAATGATTGTTTACAGTAAAAGCAATAAAAAGACAAAATTTCAGTTGCATTATTTTAGTCCATATTATGGTAAATGGAGAGATGATACATTTTATGTAGGACAGGTGTCTGATATTAAATTTGGAACATTGAAAGACGGAGAAGAAAAGTTTGAAAGCTTCTCTTTTAACGCACAGAGGATTGACCCATTATGATAAATGTAAGTAACGAATTTGAAGAACTTATGTCAGAGAGACAGGACTTTAAAGAGTATGCAGAAGTTACACTTGCAAATGGAACAGTCCTAGAACTGACAGAGGATGATTTTTCAATAGATAACAATAGTCTGGTTGATTCTGCGGGGGCAAACTCTATTCCTTTAGGAGTTGCCCTTAGCAGAAATGTGCAGTTAGAAATCATGAACGACGATGATCACTTATCTGATTATGATTTCTTTGGAGCAAAAATCAGACTATATCTGACGTTTGAATTATCATCAACGATAGAAAAAATTGAATACGGTACATTTACCGTCACTCAACCAGAAACCTACGGAAGTGTTGTAACGATTGTCGGCTACGATGATATGTATAAAGCAGATAAGACATACAGCACAACATTGACATTCCCTGCGACAGCAAAGAGTGTGCTAATTGATAGTTGTGATACCTGCGGTATCTTGATTGGAAATAGTAACTTTTTACATAATGACTTCCAGATACCAACTATGCCATCTAGTGAGTATACACACCGACAGATTATAGGTTTTATCGCTATGATTGCCTGCGGAAACGCAAGAATTGACCGTACAGGACATTTACAGATAATGACCTATGATTTTAACTATGACAGCGGTAATGTTCATACTTTGACCGATTACAACACTCTGACGAATGATACAAACGATGTGCAGGTAACAGGCGTGCAAATGACAAAGACTGTCACTAAGACAACAACCGATGAAGATGGTAACGAAAATGAAGAAGATGTGGAAGAATTAGTCAAATACGGTTCAGATGGCTACGTTTTAGAAATAGAGAATCCGTTAGTTGCAGGTCATGAAGAGACATTAGTTTCTTGGATTTATGAAAGATTCAAGGATGTAACGTTTCGTGGATTTACGATGGATTATATTTCTTATCCAATTGCAGAGTTTGGAGACAAGATAAAGATTACAGACTGGCGAGGTAAAAGCTTCTATTCTGTATTAACAGATGTAAACTTTGTATTCTTTGGATATACAACACTTAAAAATAGTGCAGAATCTCCAATGAGAAATCAAAGCAATTACACGTCAAGTGAACAAAAAGCACTGATTCAAGGGAAAGAATTAGTTGAACGTGAAAAGACAAATCGTGAAATTGCAGTTAAAAAGTTAAATGATACATTAAAAAACAGCTCTGGCATGTATTCTACGGCAGAAAAACAACCAGACGGCTCTACTATTTACTATTTGCACGATAAACCAACAATCGCAGAATCACAGAATGTTATCAAACTAACAGCCGAAACAATTGGTTTTTCCACGGATGGAGGTAAAAATTATCCATATGGTTTTACAATCACAGGCGAAATGATAACAAGATTGCTTTATGTAGAGGGAATTAATGCAGATTATATTAATACTGGTGCATTGACAGTCAAGGATAAATCTGGAAATATTATCTTTTTTGCAGACATAGAAACTGGTACTGTAAGGATTTCTGGAGATAACGTCACAATAGGTGGAAAGACTGCAACAGAAGCGATTAATGACGCAATCAATGAAGCGAAAAAGTCTCGTGCTATGATTATAAATCTTGACAAGGACTATCAAGCAATCACAACAGATTACAAAGGAGAATACACAGCGTTTCCAGAATGTCACACGACAGCACAAGTGTTGTGGGGGCATACAGATATATCTAACGATTGCAGTTATAGTATTCAGAAATCTAGTGGAATTGTAGGCTCTTGGGATAATACAACTCATACTTACACTGTAACAGCATTGATTGCAGATACAGGGTGGATTGATATTACAGCAAATTACCTTGATACATATACAGTTACAAAGCGTTTTGATGTTGCAAAGGTTAAAAGTGGTGCACCAGGTGCACAAGGAGACGGTACTTACCTACACATTAAGTATAGCAACGATGGTGGTAAGACGTTTACGGATGCAACAGTAGGCTCATGGATAGGAACTTGCGTAGATAGCAACGTAGAAGCACCCCTCGATGTTAATGCGTATACTTGGGCGAAAATCGAGGGAAAAGCAGGTCGTACATACTTTATGGAAACATCATCTAGTATTGTAAAAATGTCAGCGGACAGTACAATAGTTCCAAACTTCATTACATTGTCTGGTTATTATCGTGACGGAACAGAAACAGCACGTACAGCTTATAAGTGCCGATTTAAGATTGAAGAGACAGCAGACAATGAGACGTACAACACTGTATACACATCGACAGAAGATGAAACTGATATTACTCATGCATTGTACTCTGCATTAGCAACAGGCTCAAATGGAATTAGTGCTGATGAAACTAACGGAATCGCAATTTCACGAAATCTTACAGCACTTAGATGTACGATGTATGCAGCAGGTGGATTCACACAGATTCTTGACATTGAGACAATCCCAGTTGCAATAGACGTTGATGCACTGACACACGAAGATATATTTAATCTGTTGACGAATAATGGAGCGTGGCAAGGTATTTATCGTGGGTCTGATGGAAAGCTGTATATAAATTTTACTTATGGAAGAGGTGGAACATTAAATCTTGGTGGAAAAGCTGATACATATGGAGACGGGGAATTACACGTTTATAATTATTTCGACAAAGAAGTTGTGACGATAGACAATAAAGGGATTATAGTACTGAATTATTCACTTGGAATTTCGGCTGATGAAAAGCCAATATCATATGTGTGTATAACACCAGACGTGTTCGGTGGTATATATATATCTGAAAACAAGGATGGAACTGGTGCATGTGCGATTTTGTCCCCAGATGAGATTATATTAAAAAATAACAGCAGTGGACCACTTACAGTACAAACAGACATAACAATGCATATGACGGATGAATCACTTTATCTTGGGTCGATAAGTGAATATAAATTTCATTTTGGAAAAGAAAGATCAAGTTTTTATCAGCCAGTTACTATTGGCGGAAGTTTGTCTGTTACCGGAGAAAAAAACAGAATTATAGACACAGAAAATTACGATACAAGAAAGCAGTATTGCTACGAGACAGCAACTCCATATTTTGGAGACATCGGAACAGCACAAACTGATGAAACAGGAAAATGTTACATAGACATTGACGATATATTTGCAGAAACAGTAAACACAGGTGTTGAGTACCAAGTATTCTTGCAGAAAGAGGGGCAAGGCGATTTATGGGTAGAAGAAAAGACTGACAGTTACTTTATCGTAAAAGGTACTGAAAATCTTAAGTTTTCATGGGAAATCAAAGCAATTCAGAGAGATTATGAGTTTGAACGACTTGAAAAATTCGACAACTCAGAGAAAGAAGAAGTAATTGACTACGAGAAAGAATACATGGAAGAAATCAACGATTTAATTAAAGAGCAGGAGGAAATGTTAAATGAAACAGTTGAGTAGCTTTATGGTATTAAATATTGACGGTGGAGACAGGGTATCATACACATACAATGAGATTGACGATAACACAGGAGAACCATTGTCACAGAATAAAAAAGAAAATTTCTGGGTAGTAGATAAAGAACTTAAAAAGCACATTGATGCTATCAGAAGCTACGTCAGAGAAAACAAGTTGAATTAAGGAGTGATGTTATGGCAATCAATATACCTTTAATACATATTTCAGATTTAACAGAGAAAACGTCTATATCTGATGATGATTACATGCTTACTGGTGGAAGCACCGCCAGTAAGGTTAAGTGGTCAACGATTGTGTCACTGATTAAAACTAAATTAGGAATAAGTAAAATACAGTCAGATATTTCTACGTTAAATAGTGATTTTTCCAGTTTACAGTACAAAGATTATGGAATTGATGGATTTGCCATTAAAATAAATAGTCAACTAGCAATGATTTATATGTGGTATGGCAAAAGTTTGACAGGCGGGAATATATCTCAAACTTTATTAACATTGCCCGATAATATTACATTTAACAGGGAAGTTTTTACACCGTGTGAAATTCTTGATAGTTCTTGGTCCCCATGTGGAAATACTGGATACATAACTATTAATAACAATAAAGTGTACGTACGTTGTAAAGAAACAACATCTTACGGTGTCGTAATAGCAAATGTGATTGTTCCTGCATCATATGTCAATATTCCATAGTTCTATTATTTAGCGAGAAAAGATAATATGCAGTTTTATATCCAACCAGATATGGCAGAACTGTATTCAAAACAAGGATATACAATCATCAAACTAGAAGAAGTAGTGTTGAATGATACACAAATATCTGAGATTTCAACACAGGAAGCAGGAATGATGATAGATAAAGAACCTACTGAAAAAGAAATTGAGCTTAAAGACAAGAAAGCACTGAAAGAATTTTTGGAAAAATCTGGTGTAGAAGTAAAAGATGTAGAAAAGAGGTAGAAAAGAATGGCAAAGATAAATGATTTACCGCTGTTGCCTAATCCGACAGAAGATATGTATTGTCTGGTTGGAAAAGATGATTTAAAGAAAGTTCCATGGTCTGCGATTATGGGACAAATTGGTGCCCCTTATATTGCAACTACTGTCGCAGGTATGACAGACAAAACAAGAGTCTATGTCTATCAAGGTAGTGAGTCTGGTTACACAAGTGGCAATTGGTATTACTGGAATGGGTCCGCTTGGACTTCTGGTGGTATTTATAATTCGGCTGCGGTAAACACAGATAAAACACTTACACAATCAGATAAGCCTGCGGATTCGGCTGTAGTTGGACAGCAGATTGGTTCACTAAAGGAAGATTTAAGTAACAACATTTCTCCTAATCTTTTTAATCCGGCAGTGGCAAAAGCAAATGTGGCTATCAGTTCTGATGATGGCAGCGAAATGAATGGATTTAGCGGATGGGAAGCTACAGACTATATTTCTGTATCCAAAAATGATGTTCTGTATTTTAGTTCAAACGGTAAGCCAACACCATACAGCACAGGCGCTTTTTATGATGCTCAAAAGAAGTTTACAAGTGGATTTGGAAACCCTAATAATAATAATAATATAACAGTTACATCTGATGGATATGCAAGGTTTTCTTTCAATTCAAAAAAAGAAAAGTTGCAAATCGAAAAAGGCTCAAGAACCACATATATTCCATACGGTGAGCTTAAAGTTAAAGCTGAAGTAAGTGAAGTTAAAGCTGAAGTAAGTGAAGTTAAAGCTGAAGTAAGTGAAGTTAAAGCTGAAGTTGTAAAAATACAGGAAGATCATACAAACCTTTTTAACAAAGATGCTGTTGTAAAAGGTGCGATTCTTGCAGAAAATGGAATATTAGAGCCAACATTCACTACTTGGGATGCAAGTGACTACGTTCATGTAAAACCGGGAATGGTTATTTATTTTAGTAGCAACGAACAGCCTATTGGAGTAGTAAGTACAGGCGCATATTTTGATGCAGATAAAAAATATTTGTCTGGCATAAACAATGAACCTACCGTATTAACAGTTCCCGATGGTGCGTATTATTTGAGATTCTCTAAAAATGGAGGTCTTGGAGACATTCTTAACACTTTGAAAATCGAGCAGTACGGCATTACAAAGTATACTCCTTATGGAGAACTTTACGTTACAGTAACGGAGTCAGCATTACCAAGTTCAATTCTTCCAAAGTGGAAAGGATTAAAGATTCTTACACTTGGCGATAGCATTACTGCCATGGGCGGTGTAAACGGATGGACGTATTGGATTAAACAGTATCTCCTTGCTGATAAGGTTGTGAATGTGTCTGTTGCAGGTTCTACATGGCAAGATAAAGTTGTTAACCAAACCTATGACGGAAATCCACAACCTTCCACAGATGGCAATGTAATGGGAAATCAAGTACAGAAAGTGCTAAATGCAAAAGCAAACGGAGATGCAGATTATCAGGACTTTGATGTGATTACATTCTCATTTGGAACAAATGATTCTGTTGATTTCTCTGTGCAGACAAAAGAAAGTGTAGAGAAACAGTTTATCACGAATTATGATCAGAACAATTTTACAGTTGTACCTATTGATAACGTAAATCGTCAGACATTGGCAGGTGCTATGCGGTATGGATTCCAGAAGTTGCATGAAGCATATCCAAATGCCGTGATATTTATGTGTACACCAACACAAGAGTGCTATGAAACTTTCGATAGCATCTATCAGAAAGGCAATCTAATTAATTATATTGCTGATAGGCTAGGAGCTGAAACAATCGACACTCGTAGATGCGGAATCCGAAACATCTACGAAAGCCAAACAACAATTGATTATGACCATCCTGAACAATCTGGTGTTGCACCAATTCAGACTGATTTGCTTGACGGTATTCATACAAACGAAAACGGTGGAAAGAAGATTGCAAAATACAATGCGAGGGAAATTATTAAATATTTCATGATTAACTAAATATATCTTTAGTTAACCAAAAGAAGTTTTATCAAGTATAAAAAAACCCCCTACAAACTGTAGGGGGGGAAGTATAAAATTGAAGATTAAGTATGAAAAATCTTCAAATACATATTAACATATATTTCCACAAAATGAAAGGAGAAATCATGAATCTTAAATTACGTTTCAAGAATAAAGCAACATTAGTAGCATTGGCTTCTGCCTTAATTGCATTTATCTATCAGATTCTAGGAATCTTAGGTATCACAGCACCAATCGCACAGGATGCAGTATCACAGCTTGTAGGTATTATCCTTAATATCTTAGTGGCTGTCGGGGTATTGGTGGACCCAACAACAAATGGAATCGGGGATAGCGAGCTTGCAAAGAACAAAACAGATATTGCTGAGGTAATCGAATATAAGGAGGACTAATATGGCACATACGGTAGACAAGATTCTTACAGTAGCCAAAGGAGAAGTCGGATACTTAGAGAAGAAAAGCAAGAAGAATCTAAACAGTAAGACAAAAAACGCAGGTAGCAACAACTACACTAAGTACGGAGCATACTTTGGCATTAACGGACCAGATGCCTATTGGTGTGATATGTTCGTGGATTGGTGTATGGTGCAGGCATACGGCAGGGATGTAGCAAAAAAACTATTACATGGCTTTAGTGCATACACTCCAACATCAGCACAAAAATTCAAAGACAATAACCAGTGGCATAAAACACCACGGATTGGAGATCAGATTTTCTTTAAAAACTCTCAAAGAATCTGCCACACTGGGATTGTGTATGCAGTAACTGATGAGATGGTGTTCACAATCGAGGGTAACACATCTAATGGAACAGCCGTTGTACCAAACGGTGGTGCTGTATGCAAGAAATCCTACGCAAAGAGTAACAGCCGTATTGCAGGATACGGAAGACCTGCATATGATAAGGTATCAGTTAGCTATACTACAGTTAAAAAAACATCTTCTAAATCTGCAATCAAGTGGTTACAGAAGAAGCTAAACGCAAATTGTACATACGCAAATAATCATCCGCTGTCTGTAGATGGTATCTGGGGAACTAAGACATACGAAGCACTACAGAAGTATTGGAAACAGTTGGGTTGGAAGACAACAGGAAGTTACGCAGGAAAGAAAACTTGCACAGCTCTGAAAAAAAATAGAAAAAAGTAGTTGCAATGTCGAAAATGATGTGATATTATAATCATCGTTGGTTACGAAATGTTCCATTTTCGTTCCAACCAAAATTAAAGACAATTGAGTTTATGCGGTTTGAGAGCATTTTGACCCCTTGACTTTTAATCAAGTTGTCCGGGGTTCGAATCCCCGCACGCTCA